ATTGCTTTTGCTATGGATGATTATGGTTATATTCCAGAATTTTGCATGACAGGATTGTGGGCTACAAAACATGATCCAAATATAGGTTTTCATCATATGCATTCACACCATAATTCTTTTTTTGGTGGTGTGTATTATCTAGATGGTGGTGAAAATACTGGAGGCACAATATTTTATGCTCCTCATAGATATGCTCAACAGATTACACCAGCAAGAAATGGTAAATCTCTTAGAATGAGACATTCACAAAATATTCCATTTGAAGAAGGAAAATTGGTAATATTTCCTGCTTGGGCAGTTCATGATACTGCTATAAACAGATCTAATAGACCAAGAACTATTTTATCTTTTAATGTAATGCCTCTTGGCAAAACAAATACAGATCCTTTTGATAGATATAATTATCAAAGTGTTGATAATGTAGAAATGGTAAATTATTTAGAAGATTTGGATGGTTGATCATATCCATTATATTAAATTTCTTACCACAATTTTTTATTATTATTCCTGGTTTGATATACTTTTTGTTTTATCGCTAAGAAGCATTAAAAGAGCCTGCCTAAGTTGATTCTTAGCAGGCTCGTATTCTATTTCGAATAGATTATTAGCATAACGATAATTAGCATATTTTTTTTCTTCAAAGATTTTATCACTTGATAAAAGCATTTTATCAATAGCTATTATAACTTCTTCTACTAATGCTTGATTATGATTGCTTTTCATCTATTTTCATATTCCCCTCTATATAAGTTTTTAAATTTATTTATACAACTGAACACATTTTTTTCATTTTATTAGATGGTGGAATATGTTTTAATGGATATTCTGTATATTTCGCAAAAGCCCATTTTCTTTCTCTACACCACCAGCATGTCTGACATGTTTCTTTAAAAAAATTTGTATTTTTCATAAAACCTTCACATGATCTAGTATAAGGCAATAAAGAATCTAATAAATCATATTTTTTATATAAATCTGCAATAAATTCTTTTGTCAAAAACATAAAAGGATTAGATATTAGTTTTTCTTCATTATAATTTATTTTATTGTCTTTAAAATTATTATTAGGGTCGTCTCTGCTAATTTCTCTGCCATCTACTAATTCTGCAGGCAATGGATCAGGGTTTTTTGACAATCCACTATAAACTAAATTTATTAAACCATTTTGTTTTAAACTATCAATATGCTTATGCATTTTATTACTAAATTCATCAACTAATTCATGATTACCATGATAACAATAATTATGACTTAAAAATATTTTACCTTTTTCGATTTCTAATAGTTTTTCTATTTGTTCTACAACATTTGTAGACACAGCCAAGTTCCAAGGCTTATTATCTCTTTTAAAAGTCATTGGTAATATTTTAATATCTAATTTATAGTCTTTAATTGTTTTTGCTAATAAAAATGCTAAAAGACTACTATCAGCACCACCGCTTATCCATATACCAACTGGTCCTTTTAAAGGTATATAAAGGTCAACATATTCAGTTTCTTCTGAATTGTAATATCTAGCGCAAAATAAATCATCACCATAATATGGTGTTGTTCTTTCATTATTTTTTATAGTTACTGTTTCAGTTTTTTTGCTTTTTAGTATATTACCAAAAATATTATTTAATGTTAGCATAACAAAAAAACTCCTATTTCAATTCTTTTTTCTTCCAATATTATACTTAGCAACAAGTTCCCAATCATTTTTTTCTTTATGATTGATAATCTTGATATGATTCATCTGTGCCTGATCATCTTTTATAAGATCTGATTCAACTACTTTAAGTAGTCCCCATTCTTGAAGTAAGAAAGCTATCTTATTTCTTCTAAACTTATCTTCATCAGAGAAATTGGTATCTTTACCATCTAAAGCAAATAGTTCCTTAAAGTGAACTATATAATACTTACCTTGTTTATGTAAAATATGACATGATTGGTAAAGCTTTTTATCTTTCCTAGAAGCTACACCTATTCTGGTTAGCGTTTCTTTTATTTTTAGGAAATCTTCTTCTTCAGCGATTTTCACTTCAACTAGCGAATTGATTAAACTCATAATTCCCACCTTTTTTAATTATTATTATTATTATTATTAGGTAGGAATATTTATGAATTTTTAAGATTCAACTTTAATACCAGAATTCCAAAAATCTATGAGATTTTTGTGTTTTTCTGGCTTTAATCCTTTTTGATCTATAAGATTGGCACACTCCATAGCCCTTAAATCATTAAACATAGTTAAAGAAATTTCATGTGTTTGGTCATCTCTGAGTTTTAATGTAACAGTTTCACTATCAATATGAATAGGAGTTTCTAAAGTACTAGGTCTTTCTAGCATACTAAACATTAATGCTAATGATTCTGCTTTTTCACTAAAATTATCTCTGATGATATCAGATTGATTATGTGATAAAACGGTTTTATTAAAAGCATTTGTTCCAAATATAGAATGTAAACCAGCAGCAAAACATAGATCTAAATCACAACCTTTATCTTTTAATATGGTATAATTTCTTACTAGATGATCGTGTAAACTACCTCTACTATGATTATGCCTATTTGCACCAATGCTAATTAAAAAACTACTTAATTTTTCAAAGTTGTCATCTCTCCTTGCTCTAAATTTGAACATAAAAGTTCTTCTGAGTTCATGACACATTCTTGAAACACCGCGCGCAGCATGTTTCATTTTCCCTGGGAAAATAATAGCTCTATTATTTTTTGGAATAACAGATTTAATAATTTCGTTATTCTCGTCAACTAGTATTGTTTCACCAGCCCAATTAGGATCCCACATTTCATTTAAATAAGTTACTACTGTCCACTCATCGTCTCTATGTGAGTCAGTATGAATATAACCATCAACACCATATGTGTGAGCATTCATATAACATCGCAACAAAATCATATCATTTAAATGATATTTTTCTTTCATTGTGTTCCAAACTTTTTTCTGAAGATCTGGAATGTTATTGCAAACTTCTGCCAAGTTAGCTGAAGCAGATTTAACTCCTTCAACATAGTTTTTATTCCAATGACCGTGAGGATCGGTTTTTTTATTAGATTTCCAACCACTAGTATAAGAAGTATTATCTGCTTGTCTCAATAATTCTTTATAGTCATCTTCTGAATGAAAATCATCTATAACTAAAATTGTATTAGCATCTAATTCTAACTTAGATTTTGAAAGTTTTTTATCTGAGCTTAACATCATTTGTTTTTAAATCTCTCAAGTTCTTTTTTATCTATTAACTTTAAAGCAGTTTTTGCTTTTTTTCTATTATAGTTATATAATTCACAGATAAGATCTATATCTTCATTCTCTGTAGATTTTGACCATTTAGAAAATCTTTTACCTGGTTTAATAGTATTAAGATAATAATCATATTGCATCCTATTGGATAGATGCGAATGCATATTGATCTCATTAGCATACAAGACGGTATCTTTAAAATAAGATAACGCCTTGTTAACTAACCATGGATTATATGCTTTCTCTGCAACCTCATCTACCATGAGGTTCTCTTTCTTCGAAGAGTTTATAGAGTTTACATAATCAAATGGGTTCATTTAAACTCGCAACTAATTAAAATTTCAGTGATACATGCAATAATATTTATTTCAGGATCAGCCACGAAAGCAGCCTGATACTGGTATTTTGACAAGATCAACACCAGTTGTGGGACACTATTAGGTGTCATGTACTGATCGGCAGACTCATAAAGTCGTCTAAACAACTCGGTCTGTTCAATATCAACATTCTCTGCTACCCACTTACGGAGAGATGTAAAATCTTTATCCTTAAGAAGTTTATAGACAGAGTTAACATCAAGATCTTTGATATTGCCAAGAATTCCACTATCAATCTTGCCAGTTGATGCATAACGCTGAAGTTCATTAAGAACTCGACGCCAGTCTGGGAAGAACTTAGTAACAACCTCAGCAACTACAGCACGATCAAACTCAACGTTTTCATTGGCAAGGATCTTCTCAACTCTCTTGAAGAATTGAGCAGCAAGCTTTGCGCCAATAGACTTAGATAGTTTAAAATCTATAACCGAACAACGCGAATGAAGTGGTTCAATGATTCGATTCTTAAAGTTACAGGTGAGGATGAAACCGCAATTTTTGCTGAATTCCTCCATAAAGTTTCGTAGAGCTGGTTGTGTTGAGTTTGCGTTAAGGTAATCTGCTTCGTCAAGGATGACGTACTTACGACCTCCAGAGAGACTGACAGAGGACGCAAAGTTGAGAATTTCATGACGCAGGGTATCGATATTGCCATTCATAGAACCATTGATTACGATATAATCACATTCAAGTTCTTCTAACATGGCTCGTGCCACTGTTGTTTTACCAACACCGGCACTGCCACTTAGAATAAGGTTTGGAATGTTTTTCTGATCTACGAATTGTTGAAATGTAGCTTTAAGCTCTTCAGGCAAGATAGTATCAGCGATAGTCTTCGGGCGGTATTTCTCCACCCACAAGAACTGTTCTTTAACATCCATTTGTTAACCTCAGAAAGTTGAATTTGCTTCTACTGCAACAAGATACATAATATCATTGCCAGTAAATCTAGCGATACCCTTTGATGTAATATCAACATCATAATCGCCAGTTAACAACTTAATGTTTTCTGCACGAAGGATTGCTCTAAACTTCTTATCAGTCTTGCCTACAATAATAGAGTAAACATCACCGCTAGGATTTTTAGAGTCAATAGCCTGAAGCATAATATCAGTACCATCACCAGTTACTGCAATCTCAGGAAGACGCAATACACCCATACCCTTCATAACACTAGTAAGAGAATCATTAGTCAACTTAAAACTAACCTCTGGTTCAGGAATGTCCTTAATAGTTTCTGGTGCAGCAATGATTGTAGCTGCCTCAGCAAGTGTATAATTAACTACATTGTTTTTACCACGAATGGTAATTGTCTTTTCATCGATAGTAAGTTCAGGATCTTCGAAAAGAGAAAGCGTGCTAAGAAACTTAGATAGATCGTAGATAGCAAATGTGCTTTCAAATTCAATATCTACCTTAGCACGAGACATAATACTCTTTACAGGTGATACTGTAGAGAGATGATT